GTTTATCGCCGCTTGTGGTATCGCTGGTGAGTGGGTGCAAACTTCGTACAACAGCAACTTTCGTGGGAAGTTCGCTGGCATTGGCGACACCTACGATGTCGAGAATGATGTGTTCGTTTCACCTGCCGTCGAACCGACGGAATAATGTGCGCCGCAGCCTACGCTGGCTAATCTTTACACCAGCCGCACTCCTCGCCCTCACCACCCCAGCCCAAGCCCAAAACTACATCACCTGGACCTGCAACAACGGGCAAACCACATGGACAATGCAACAGCCATACGCCGACTTTCAGGCTGGTTTGCGGCCCGTGTGGGCTGACTGCATCAACTGGCAGAACGGCACACCAACCAACTACGTGTGGTCATACGGCGCATCCGTAACCACCACAACGCAAGCTGCGACAACCACCACCGAAGCACCGGCAACCACCACGATCCCGACTACGACTGTGCCTCCGACGACCACGACAGAGCCGCCAACCACCACGACTGAACCGCCGACAACCACAACCGAGGCACCAACCACCACCACGACTACTACGACTACGACGGTCTACGTGCCTCCAGCAACCACAACCACGACTACAACCACCACGACGACCACCACTACAACCACGACCACTACGACTACAACAACCACGACGACTACAACCCTGCCGCCGACAACAACTACAGAAGCACCAACAACCACCGTCGAACAAACGACGACAACTCAAACCCCGACTACGACCGCCCCTCCGACGACGAGCAGCAGCACGACCCTTCCTCGCACAACGGTTCCTCCGACAACAACCACCCCAGAAACAACAACCACCCAAACGCCACCACAAACAACAACCCCACCGCCAACCACCCAGCCAGAAACAACCTCACCACCACAGGTTACCTCTAGCGCCGCACCAGAACAGATAGTCGCCGCCATCCAACAACTAGACCCCGATCAAGCCGAAGAAGTCTTCGCCCAACTCGACGTAACCACCCTTGACGAAGAACAGAAAAAAGCCCTCATCGCCTCCGTACAAGCCGCCCCACAGCAAGTCAGAGAAGCGTTCGAACAACAGGTGGACATCTTCAAAGAAGGATTGGATGACTACGTGCCAATCGGCTCGAACATCCCCGTAGGGCAACGCAGAACCATCGTCGCCGTCGGTGCCGTAATTATCGCGGCTGGCGCATCAACTAGGATACGGCGATAATGAAAAAGTTTTGGGCATACATCGCTGACCAAACCTGGACCCTCGCAGGCACAGGACTCGTCTTGATTACCCTCTCAGGTCCGACGCTGCGTCAAGCACTCTGGCTCACAGGCGTAGCCCTCGTGTTACACTCAGTCCTGACCTTCACGGGGGGGAAAGATGAATGACATCATGCTCAAAGCCAACGCAACCGTAGCCAAGTTCCTTGACCTCGGACAACGCCTGTTCTCCCTGTTCCTAGCCAACGCCCTGCCTGCCGTCACCGGCGGTGCCGTGATCGGTGTGTCGGTCGCCAAATCCGCGCTCCTCGCAGGATTCATGGCCGTCGTACAAGTCATCCAAAAGCTTGCCGCCGCATCCACCGACGGCGAGTTGACCAAAGAGGAAATCCAAGAAGCCTTCGGGAAGAAGTAATGCCCGACAAGTATCCGGTAGTCAAAGTCCAGCTATGCGCCCACCTGAAAGGGGTCAAACCAGGTGAACTTGATCCGTCACTTCTTCGCGGCATTGAAGGCAAAGGCCGACTCCATCATTGTGCGGCTGACGCATACGAAGCAATGGACGCAGCAGCCAACGCCGAAGGAATCGACCTTTCCCCAACCAGCCAAGCCGACACCTACCGTTCGCTCGAAACCCAAGAGTACGGCTTCTACCAAAGGTACACGGACAAACCAGGCAAGAAACTCCTCAAACAAACGCCGCGCATCTACAAAGGGAAAGTCTGGTACCTCAAAAAAGGGTTAGCACCAATGGCGGTCCCAGGCACCAGCAACCACAACCTCGGCATCGCCATCGACATCGCCAACGCCTCAGGCAAACGCTTGGAGTGGCTGCTCAAACACGCACAGTCATTCGGTTTCTCGTGGGAAGTCCAGTCCGAACCGTGGCATCTGCGCTACGTCACCGGCGACAACGTGCCCACACGCGTCAAAGAATGGCTCGCAAACAAACCGACTGAGGCGTGATGGATGGGGGCTGGGCGCTCGTTTTGGCTGCCGTAGTCACGGCAGTCGGCGGCATCATCGTCGCAGCTTTACAGAAGTTCCGTAAAGAAAACCACGACGACCACGCCTACGTGCGCGGGATGCTGTCGATGCTCTACAAATCCCAGAACCGCATCGAAGTCAAAGTGGACAAGGTTGACGAACGGCTCACCAACCACCTAGAGTTCCACGCCTCGGAGGGAATGCTTGACAATGGGCGAACAATTCAGCAAGATGGAGTTGAAGGCACTAGCAAGGTTTCTTAGGAAGGTCTACCCAGGCGTCGGAGATCAAGACGAGCTGTGGAACCTGATTGAGAAAATAGAACAACTCACGAAGGGGAAACATGGAACCGTCAACCGAAGGCGCCGAGATACTGACTGAGGCATACAACCTCATCACAGGAGACCGGCAACACGACTACGACCACCCGCTAGACGACTATTCGCGCACCGTCGACATCTTCGCGGCAGTCACAGGACACAACCTGACCGCAGAAGAAGGCATCTTGTTCATGGTGTGCGTGAAACTGTCGCGGCTGATGAACGAAATCAACAGGGATTTGGATGTGCCAGACAACGGGCGTGACGCCGCAGGCTACATCGGCTGCCTACGCATGGCAATCGTTGAGCGCCGCCGCCGAGAACAAGTGTGGAAGTCCGACCATCCGACGTACCGTTTCAAGACGGGAGAATCAACATGGGTTTGATGGACGAGATAAACGCCGACCAACGGCCACGCACCTACACCAACAAGATTGAAGAACTCAAAGCCAAACTCTCCGAGGAAGACTTCACCGAACTTATGGAAGCCATCAACGATCCGACCATCAACCAGAACGCGATACGCCGCGTCCTCAAAGCCAGAGGCATCACCGTGTCCTCAGGCTGGTTGTGCCAATTCAGGACCAACACATGAGCCTCAAAGACCAGTTCGCTGACGAGAACGAAGCACTCGCAAAAGCCGACCTCATCAAAGCCCGCCGCGAACGGGACATCGCCACCAAAGAACTCACCCGCGTACGGGAACAACTCGAAGAAGTCAACCGTGCCCTATCCATCGTGTCGAGCGTTGAGCAAGCCGACTTGCAGCCGCCGAAATGGATGACGCCACCCAAACCGAAACCCTCCGCAGCCACCCTGCTACTCATGCTTTCGGACACCCACTTCGATGAGGTGGTCAACCCCGACGAGGTGGAAGGCTTGAACGCGTACAACCGTGAGATAGCGGTGATGCGGCTCCACAAGTGGGCAACCAACACGGTCAACATCGCACGCCACTATCTCGCCGGTGTCAACTACGACGGCGTGGTACTGATGCTGGGTGGCGACATCTTCTCTGGTGACATCCACGAGGAGTTGGCGCAGACGAACGAAGATTCGATGATCGGCTCGGTGCTGTTTTGGTCGGAGCAGATTGCGGCTGCGGTGGACGTGCTGGTGTCGGAGTTCGGCAGGGTGCATGTGCCTGTCGTTATCGGCAACCACGGGCGCATGTCGCGCAAGCCGCGGATGAAGCTGCGGGCGAAAACGAACTTTGATTGGCTGCTCGGCAAGATGGTGGAGAAACATTTCACCAAAGACAAGCGGGTCACGTTCGACATCCCTGAGGGTACGGATGCGTTGATTCGGATTTACGAATGGAACCACCTGCTGTCGCACGGCGATCAGGTGTCTGGCGGTGGCGGCATCGGCGGCATCTACCCGCCAATCATGCGGATGCGGGCACGAAAAGCCCAACGGTACCTCACCACCGGACAAGACTTCTCAACCCTGTGGATTGGGCATTGGCACCAATACCTCCCATCCCCACACCTGGTGGTCAACGGTTCGTTGAAGGGCTATGACGAGTATGCGTTCATCAACAACTTCCAGTTTGAGCCACCGCAGCAGGCGATGGCCGTGGTGACACCGAAACACAACATCACCTTCCACGCCCCAATCTTCGCCACGGACCGCAAGAAAGAAAAATGGTAATGGGCTGCCCGTGGTCGCTCGTCGCAGTCCACTGGACTGACGCGTTCGACTCCAGCAACGGCTGGATAGACATGAAGGAGTACAAACCGAAGGCGTGCCACGTCGTGTCCGTCGGCTTCCTCTGGCCCGACATCCTCACAGGCTACGTTTCCATCACCGGTTCGTACATGCCCGACGAACTCCCCGACATGGATACCGTCGGCATGGTCACCCACATCCCCGTCCGCATGGTCAACAAGATCGTGACAATCGGAGAACCCAGCTGGGGTGATTTGACTTTGTAACACCCCACCGATAAGGTGAAACCCAACAACCAATACAGGAGGAAACCCATGTTGAAGCAATTACCGAAACCTGAGCACGGCTCACAAGCCTGGCTTGAAGTCCGCTGGCGTAACGAGAACGGCGAAGCCCGCATCGCAGCCTCGGCGTGCGCCGCAGTCCACGGCCAGCATCCGTTCATCACGGTCGCAGATCTCGCCAACGAACTGCTCTCCGATACGCCGCCGCAACCGAAAGAGCAGAACTCTGCGATGCTGCGCGGCACCACACTCGAAGCACCGATCCGAGGCTGGGCATCACAACTGCTCGGTCATCCGCTCACCGAACCGCAAACCCTCTACTGCTGGGACGAACCAGGCGTACGCCTGATCGCCACCATCGATTCGATGAGCGCCGACGGCAGGGTGTTTGAGCAGAAGACGACGAACAAGATTTGGCGCGGCGAACTCCCCGACTACTGGTATTGGCAAGGGGTACAGCAAGCCATCTGCACCGGTGTCTCAGAGATTACGTGGATCATCTTCGACTCCACGCTCGATTTGCATTTCCACATCCAGCCCGTGTCCAGCGACGAGAAACAAACCCACATTGAGGCGTGCCGCCGATTCTTGGCTGCTATCGACATGGGGATGATGCCCGATGACGCCGTGCTGGAATACAGGCACGTTCAGGACCGTCACCCTGAGGGTGAGAAAAGCAAGGAGGTTGACCTGCCGATGTCGGCCCTCGCCACCATCGAGCGGCTGCTGCTGGCGAAAGAGCAAATCAAGGAAGCTGAGGCGACGGAGGATGCGTGCAAAGCCGAGCTGTGCGCAATTCTGGGTGACGCCGAGTACGGCATGATTCAAGACGAGTTGGTGTGCTCGTGGAAGACATCAACCCGCGACAGTTTTGACACGAAACGGTTCCAAGCCGAACATCCCGCACTGTGGGACAAGTTCCGTAAGACGACGACGGTGCGCACGTTCAGGGTGAACAAATGAGCACCTACAACCGCGACTACTACCACAACGGCAACGGCAAAGCCAAACAGAAGCGTGCGAACCAGCGGTATGCGATGCGCCGCAACCTCGCCTGGGAATGGCTCACGAAGAACCGACCAGATGTAATAGCAGAAATAATCAACCAAGTGAAAAAGGAGAATCAGCAATGAACCTGCAAGACATCCTCACCAAATACGGTGTGCCCGACCCGTCTATCGTCGGCAAACTCCCGCGAGGCGGCATCACGCTCGACTTCGTGGGTCACGCCGAAATCACCAAGATACTCATTGAGGTGGACCCGTTGTGGTCGTGGGAACCTGTCGCGTGGACTGCCGACGGGCGACCGGCGATCAACGTGGTGAACGGTATGGCGGTGATGTGGGGCAGGCTTACCGTGTTGGGTCAGTCACGGTTGGGTGTCGGTTCGGCACGCCACGACAAACCCGACCTTGACAAAGAACTGATTGGTGACTTTCTGCGGAACGCGGCGATGCGTTTCGGTATCAGCCTCAGCTTGTGGTCGAAGTCGGAGTGGGAAGAACAGCAGGCGGCACCACGCAAGGCTGCCGAGCCGAAGGCTGCTGGCCCTGATTTCGTTACCAAGTTCCGTGAAGCGTGCACCAAGAAAGGCATCAACGCCGATGAGGTGGCGAAAGCCGCCGGTGTCGACCTCACGAATCTGTCGGATGCGGATGCGCCGAAGTTGCGTGACGCGTTCAAAGCAGCCGAACAACCGGTCACCGTCGAGCAGGTGAAGGAGGCGTTCGGTGCGCAGGTGAAGGTGGTGGCTGAGGACGCCAAGACGGACAAGCCGCATCCGAAGAACCCTGGCGAGTTGGCGACGAAGGCACAGATTGGCAAGATTCGTGCCCTGCTCAGCGCCAAAGGTGTCGCCTCGTTCACGGAGAAGACGGAGGTGTGTGCCGATCTCATCAACCGACCCATCACCAAGATGGAGCAGTTGACTCAGGGTGAGGCGTCGCAAATCATCGGCATCCTCGACGTGGAGGCCAAGTGACCGATGAACGCAAAGGGGAATGTCAAGGCAACAAAGACAAATGCACCCTGGACAACTGCCCTCTGTTTGGCACTCTGGGAAAACCGGACCGCAATCAGGTACGCCGAGTTAGAGGGTGCGCCGATCCTGCCGCTCGCGGTCGCAGAAATCGCACCAAAGGCGACTCGAAAGCTCGTCGTGCCCGTAAGAAGCTGGGGTTGGGCGGTCACCTTACCCGCCACGAAGAAAATTGGGGTGGTGCTTTTCGTACCGAAATCAAGGCAGGCTTACAGGTCGGTCCGATTGCTACCCGTTTCTACGCCGCTAAAGCCCAGTCTGATGCGGCGAAGGCGTTGGGCGACATTCGCCCGTTCATAATGGTCGCAATGCCCGACGGCACAACCAAAGGGATTGTGCTTATGGATCTGGAGGAGTTCAGCGAACTTGTTAGTCTTGTCATTCAACCATGACTCTTCGAGTTATTTCCTATGGTGGTGGAGTGCAATCCACAGCGATGCTTGCCCTCGCCGCGCAAGGCAAACTCCAAGAAGTCATGGGCGGACCCATTGACGCCGTACTGTTCGCCAACACCGGTGACGACAGCGAACACCCCGACACCCTGAGATACGTCAGGGAGATAGCAATGCCGTTCGCCAAAGATAACGGCCTCAACCTCATCGAACTACACACCACCAAAAACGGTGAACCGACAACCATTTGGAACGAGATAATGAAACCCGATTCCAAAAGGATGCTCATACCCGTCTACGGCGACATCAACATGCCCTTGCAGCGATCCTGCACCGTGGATTTCAAAATCAAAACGGTGGGTCGCTGGGTGAAAAAGAACGGGGCGAAGAAAGACGACCCCGCCCAAGTTGCCATCGGTATTTCCACCGATGAAATCCAGCGGGCAGGCAGAGGTGCGGAAGAAAACATGCAGCAACGCGTCTATCCGCTGCTTGATTTGGGTATCAGCCGAAACGCTTGCGTCAACGTGATAGCCGAGTCGGGGATACCAGTACCACCGAAATCGTCTTGTTTCTTCTGCCCGTTCCACCGACCGCTCGTGTGGGCCGAGTTGCGTCGAGATAGCCCCGATTTGTTTGAGAAGGCTCAACAGTTAGAAGACGTGATGATCGCCAAACAGGTCGCACGAGGCAAGAACCCCGTCTATTTGACGAAGTTCGGGAAACGGTTGAGCGAAGCCATCGGAGCGGCACAAGACACCCTGTTCGACAATGTTGACCCGAACCTGGAACACGGTTGCGACAGCGGGCACTGCTTCACATGAGACTCTACTTCGGTCGAAGCCCCAGCGACTCCCAAGAAATCGACGACCAAATCCACGACTTCGAAGGGGCCTGTTGCATCATCGGCATGGCGGTGCTCGTCGCTGCGACAGGCCCCGAAGGGTTCGATGAGAACGAGTTGGATGTGGCGATGGTTGGGGCGACACCGGCGGAGGTTACGAAGATGGTGTTGCAATCGTTGGGTTCGCTGGTAGAAAGAGCTTGGCCGGAGCACGACTGGCAGTAAAGTAAACTAAAGGGGAACAAAATGGAGTGGCTTATCCGCCTGTTCGCAGGTTTGACGGCAACGTTCGCGCTAGTGGGATTTTGGGGGGTTTCCGAACCGACCCCTACCGTACCTACCCCCACCACCCAAACCCCCCTCAGAACGCTTCCTATTGCGTCTCAGACCCCTCCAACCACCACGCTGCCGGTGCCAGCCGACGCCCTATGCCCCCAATGGTGGCCGCTCGCGGTTCAGGCAGGCTGGACCCTCGACCTGCTACCCACCCTGGACTTCATCATGTGGCGCGAGTCCCGCTGCGACCCCACCCAACACAACACCACCCTCAACGCCGATGGTTCCACGGATGTCGGACTCACCCAAATCAACGACTGGTCATGGTGCCTACCGACCCGCTGGTATCCGAAGGGATACTTGCAAACAATCGGCGCACTCCCTACTGTTGGATGCGAACAACTGTTCGACCCCCACCTAAACCTCGTCTCAGCGAAAGCCATCTACGACTATGCCCTCGAACACAACGGAAACGGATGGCAACCGTGGCAACTCTAGGTACACGTACGTGGAACTGTTGAGCGAATGGGCGCTGGCCGACAAATACCAGGGGTGGAAAGACGAGGCGGCGTGCTCAGGTTTGAGCGGGTCGCTGTTTTTCGCCGGTGAGAACAACCACTATGATCCGCAGGCGTTCGAGGTGTGCCGCGGGTGTGTCGTGCGGGAGCGCTGTTTGATGTTTGCAATCAACAACGGAATCAACTACGGTATCTGGGGTGGGATGACACCACCGGAACGACAACGACACAAGAAGGGGCTATGACCGAGAACCAGAACATTTTCTACGAGGCGTGGATCAGCGACCTACAACGCGACCTCGACAGCCTCCGCGAAGACAAGCGAGAACTGCTACAGAAAGTTGCGAGGCTGGAACAAACCGTGGCAGAATACGGAAACAAACTCACCAACCTCATCTACCAAAGAGGAGACGAATAATGGAAGCAACATGGTACAAGCTGAAAGACGGCACGTGGGGCGTCAAGATACGCCACGACGGGCAAACTGGCGACCAAGTGGAAGTCACCAACAAGAAAGGTGAAACCAAAACCGTGTGGCTTGACAGCCGCACCGCCAAGTTCGACGACGCACAACTCTGGACCGTTACCGACCAAGCACCCGACCAGCCGGTAGAAGAACCGTTCTAACCATGCTCAAAGGACCACGCAGCTACCCGACACACAAACTGCTCGATCAGTTCCCCGACAGCGACACCGAAACCCTCGCAGACATCTTCGGCGTGTCACGCGCAACCATCCTCCGCTGGCGCGACCCGAACCTCACCATCAACCAGTGGGACGCCGACAGGTACGCCGTCAAAGTGGGTCGACACCCAGGCGAAATCTGGGCCGAATGGTTCAACGTCACCCCACGCAAACGCGTACGCCAGCGTGTCGGGGTGTGAACACTGCGGCACCGTTGAACGGGCATTGACACCGCTACCGAAACACATCCACGACACCTGCCCCTGCCCATGCCACGCGTACAGGTTGGGGAAACTCACCGCCGCCGACACGGATTGGAAGAAACGGAAAACTGATGGCCGCCGAAACAAAAATCAGATGTAACCACTGCGGCACCGTCGTGGTACACGACCGACGCAACAACGCAGGCTGCAACTGTGATCCCGATGCACCGCAGTGGTGCTACATCCAGCCTGACGGCAAGGTTCAAGGGTTCAGCCAGGCTTCGTGGGAGGTCATTCAATGAAGGTATTGTCACTGTTCAGCGGTGTCGGCGGGTTTGACCTCGGCCTAGAGAACGCTGGTATGGAGACGGTGTTTCAATGCGAGTGGGATAAACACGCCACCAAAATCCTTGAACGCCATTGGCCGCACGTTCCACGCTGGGACGACGTATCCACTTTGACGGGTGAACACATCCTGCGACACGCACCCGTCATCGACGTCGTGGCATGGGGTAGTCCATGTCAAGACCTATCGGTTGCAGGCAAACGGGCAGGACTCGGCGGCGCACGATCCGGTCTGTTCCACGAAGGCGTCAGAATCATCAAAGAACTGAGGGAGCTAACCAATGGAAAATACCCAAGAATCTCTATTTGGGAAAACGTCGCAGGAGCCTTATCGTCCGGAGCAGGTGCCGACTTCGGGCAAGTCCTCACCGAAATGGATGAAGCAGGGGCGTGTTTCTCGGAGTGGCGGGTGTTGGATGCGCAATACTTCGGAGTCCCACAACGGCGTCGAAGAGTGTTCCTCGTCTCTGTCTTCGATACTGCAACCGCAGCACGATGTCCCGACCCGCTACTACCTGTCAGCGAAGGCGTGCAGTGGCATCCTCAGACGAGCAACCAGGCGAGGCAAACAGTTGCCAGCGAGACTGCAGCAAGCTTTGGAAGCCGTAGTTTTGGCGGCTGGACACCAACCGACACAGCCACAACCCTCTCCCAACGAGATCACAAAGGAAGCATGACGATGGTGGTCGGTTCGCTGGCCGCCCGTGACTACAAGGGCGTCGGAAACCAATACGTCAACGAAGGCAAAGTTGTAGTCGAGGCGTTCACCAAAGGCAAACGCCCACAACCCTCAACCGATGACGAAACATGGGACGAAAACCGCCCAGCACCAACCATCAACGCCTTCGATCAAGGCGACACACGCGCCACCACCGTCATCGTTCAAGAACCGATGGTCTTCCAACCCGGTGCGATGGTCAGACTCGGCACCAAACCAAGCGACGGCATCGTCCCAACACTTCGAGCAGAAGTCAAACGAGGCGACAACGAACCAGTCATCGCCTACGAAACGGAGCCTGTGTTGTTGACGATGAGGGAAGGCAAACCAGGTGGCGGCAAAGGACCGCTACTCTCCACCGACAAATCATTGAGCCTCTCCACCAGCAACGAACAACTTCTGTTCCAGCCAGCCGAAGAGCCAGTGTTGCTGGACGGTACACGTGTTGATGATGTGCGTGTCTATGATCCGCCCGTACAAACATTGAAATCACGAATGGGTACAGGCGGCAACAACGTACCAGTCATCGGTTTCAGCCACACGCAGGGCTTGTCGGCGCAACCCTCCGAGGATGCGTGGCCGACGCTACGCACCGAAGGCAACGGCATGGCAGTCGCCATACCCACTCAACAGGCAGCCAACGATGTCGTTGGATGCCTACGAAGCGGCGGCGACGGCGGTGTCCCGTCAAGCCGAGGCGAACACCTTGTCATCGCCTACGACGAATACAACGACAGTCTTGGCGGCGAAGTCCATCACGCGCTACGGGCAGGCACCAAACAATCCACAGGCGTAATGCTATTTCAGGATTCGGAGTTCGGGGTCAAAGAATACGATACGGCTGGAACTTTGAGAGCTGGTCGGATACCGGAACATCAGATGGTTGGCGTCGAGGCAGCTGGATTCAAGGCAGGTCAAGGTGCTGGCGCTGGTGGCATCGGATACCAAGAAGGCACAAGCCAAACGCTGACATCACAAATGAACGGCATTGAACCAACCGTCCTCACCCCAACAATGGCAGTGCGTCGCCTCACCCCACTCGAATGCGAACGGTTGATGGGCTGGCCCGACGACTGGACCGCAGGACAATCAGACACCCACCGCTACAAACAATGCGGCAACGGCGTCGCCTCACCCGTCGCACAATGGATCGCCCAACAACTCCTACAACTCGACCAATGACACGAGCAACAACCTACATCTGCCCACGCTGCGGCCAAACCATCACACTCCACGTCAAACCGGCACAACCGCCGACCTGCCGCAACCCCAAAGCCCACGGCTCAACAGCCGTAACAATGACCCCAAAACATTAGCGGCGCACCCACGGCACCTCAACCACCCTCACATCAACCCACCCCGCCCACGCCACAGCAGACAACGCCGCAGCCTCAGAACCCCACAAATACCATCGACTCTCAACCGAACTCCAACCGACACCCCGCTGCCGATACGGACCCAACCAACCTCGACCATCACCACGAACCACCACCCACACCGACGTGCGAACCTTAGGTTGACGGATCGTGTGGGCGAGACGGCGGAACAGGAACCGGCTCAACGCCGATACCTGCGCCGCCAAAACAGGTAGCTTGCCGCCAACGTTGCGGAGAACCTGGCGGCCCAAACACCGTAGCCGTCGGTGGGGTCACCGGTGAAGATCCCCAATGCGAGCGTCGCCGCCAACGCGGTTGTCATCGCGTCGGTGAACGCGGTCCTGCCGTTCATGCCAATACTGCCTCGGGTCGGATTACTTCCAATAGTTCGGCCTTGCGTGCCATGTGAGCCTCAAAGGTCCATGCCTCACCTAGTTGGTGTTCTACTACTTGGTCGAGCGCCCATAGTACGGCGTCTATCTGTTCTAGTTCTCGTGCCGTGTAACTGCGTTGCTGCTTCATGCGGATACCTCGACACGGTGGAACCATGTCTCGTCATCGCGGCTGCCGATAGCCACTTCATCGTAGCCTGAATCGGCCCACATGCGGGCGACAGTAATCGCCTGCCCCCACGTGAGATAATAGTCGTTGATCTCGCCGCCACCCACCCACACAGAATAGATAGCCGGCTCCGCATAGATACCTTCGGGGTTCATGCTGCGTCTCCGTCGGTGTCGTCGACCCAGAAGGCTGCGGGTGCGTAGTTGCCGTCGATGGTGAACCGGCGGGTGAGTCCGTAGCACTCTCGGTATGCGTCGAGCACGTACTCGCCGCTTGTGTACGCTTCGATTTGCTGTCGGGCGTAGGTGTAGAGCTTGCGGTTCAGTTTGTTGATCATGTCCTGCGTGGCGTCGTAGAGGTCGCCGTGTTCGATGTACGCCTCGTCGTCGGTTTCCACGCACTCGACTCGGCTGCCGCCGTAGTTGTGGCTGCTGACGCGGGCGTAGGTGACTCCTTCGGGCCATGCCAGGTTCGGCATGTCGGTTTGGTGGAGTTTGCCTTCGATACTTGCGTGGTCGGACTGTGAGTAGGCGACGGACCAATAGATTCGTACGCCGTGCTTGTCTGCGAGTTCTTTGCAGCTGAGTACGGCGCCGTCGCTGCCGGTGGCGAGCGTGTCGAAGTAGCCTGCGAGGTCTTCGGCCACCATGTCTGAGTTGAGGCACTCCCAGGCTTCCTCGGTGAGTTTTTCTAACGCTCGTTGTTGTGCGTCGGCTGGTAGCTCGTCGTAGGTGTAGACGTCGCGGGTTGCTGTGACCTTCATTAGTTGTCTCCCTTGTTGTTGTTGTTGATTACTTGCCGGCATAACTCCGTTGTCTCATTGAGGTAGCCGCGCTCCCACTCCGCTTGATAATCCGCAAGCTCACCCCATGACCAACCCTCCGTATTGAGGTCGCCAGGCAGACAGTCATCGGGTGACGGAATCTCGTAATGCTCCGCAAGATCACCGGCAGCGGCGTGCCGTACCCATTCGACGGCCATCGCGTATTCGGCGGGATCCATAACCCAAAAATGGTGGGCCGCCTCCACGCCGTTGGCGTAGCCGATAGTTTCTATCTCAGTAGGTTGTCTCATTACCCTCTCCCTTGTTGTTGGTTACTGCCGGCGCCGTGACGGGCACGGAACCGGAAAAATAGGTGACAAAACGGGTACACTCCAAACATGACTGCCGCCGTTGCGGGCAGCGAACCGGTGACCGCCGCAACGGGCAGCACGCCCGCCAACGTCGAACCGAACGCCGGCACGACAACCGCCGAATCACGCCAAAACGAACCGCCCGCCGAAAAAACACGCGCCAGGATCGACGGAGACACGTCAAAACGGCCACGCCCCCTATCTAGATACCCCCGATTCTGGCGGGTCACGGCAGCACCGGCACAACGGCACGTAGCACCGTGTCGACATGCGAATCGTTGAGGCCGCGTAGCGTGTCGTAGCTCAACCGCCCGCCACTAATCGCCAGGTAGTAGAGATCCCACCGGTACCGCTTGCTAATGTCGCGGACCGTGTTCGCCCGCGGAATCTGGCGGGCCGCATACTTGGCCCGTAGCTCCGCCGTGTCGAACGGTGCCACGGCGTCACGAACCGCCGCCACTTGTTGCGCCGTGGCCCTCACGACATGCCCCATACTGACGGGTGGGGTTCGTCCGATACTTGCCAGGCGTCCGCGTCAATGTCTCCGCCACACTCCGAACAACCCGAACCGAAATAGGGCCGCCCGCCGTGCCATTCGTCCGTGAGGTTGACCGCCCCACAACGTGAGCACGGCGCCTCATACACAATGTCTTCATCGATTCGCTGCCCCCGTGCGTGGCACCGTTCCACGAACAACCGGACCGCCTCCGCCTCGCCGTAGCCGTAGAACGTGTGAGATTCCAGATACGCGCCGCACGCCTTGCCGTCACCAACCAGGGCAGACACAATGAGGCCGCCCGAATGCGGGATAGTTTCTACGGTGATCATGGCATTACCTCCACTAGTTCGGATTCGATACGGTCACCGCCAAGCTCACTACCGCAAAACGGGCAAGCGTGGCGGGAGAATGACGGTTCGGCGTCACCGGTTGGCAGCGGGTAGCGGCCAGAATCGGCAACGGCGAGGGCATACCTGGCGGGGTGATCCGTGGAGTAGTCAACCGTGTCGGGCTCGTACCCGTTCGCGCCACGTTGCGCACAATCGACACACACGGCGAGGCGAACCATTACCATACCCCCACCGTGCGAGGGCCGTTGTCTGTCGGCACGGTCAGACTCACGACATAGCCGCGAGGGTCACCGCCCAAAACAAGTGCTATCGGGCCGTGATCAGTCTCCGGCAACCTGGCGGCGAGCTTGGTTAGCCGTGCCTCCACTTGTTCGGTTCGCCGTTCGATCCACTCCCAATGGGCGTTTACCCATTCGCCAGAATGGATACCGTCACCACATGACATCTCATTGAGTCGCCGTAGCGTGCGTGAGTGGCGGGCCATGAGGCTACACACGGTGAGTAGTTCGTGAGTAGTGCCAACATACCTCGCCAAATCATTGGTGAGCTTGCGCCCGTTTTCGGTGATCATTCTGCCCCCTTGTTGGTTGTAGTAGTAATCATAACGCTATTGCCGTGCGGAGTAAAGTACTGACCGCAACGTCACCGCCACGAATCGACAAAACCCATAGGGCCGCCCCTTAGCGTCCCACACAACCCAAAACCCCCAAAACGCCACCATCGCCGGCGCCAATAGAACCGTCAGAAAACGCCACAAGACATAGATCACCATCGCCATGACCCCGCCTCACGGCCGTTGTCATCGATGAGCAACAACCGAACATTGCGCCCACTCCATTCGGCATCGCCAGGCAGCCCATCGTCGCCGGTTGAGGTAGGTTCGTCAACCTCCAACCCGACACGGTTCAGAAAATCGGCCACCTCGCTAGCCGTTAGCGGCCTATTCGTAGTGAACGTCACGGCGAGCTCGTAGTTCACGCTCACGCCTCCACCTCCACAAGATCCCAAACCCAACCCGACACAACCCAAACGCCGTCGTGATTCTCCCACCCCACCAAGTGTGACGGCTCACCGTCGTAGTCATCGTTGGGCGAATCCCAACCCAACCGAACACACTCCGCCAAAACGAACGCCCGTTGTTCGTCGCTAAAAACGGGCACGACGAACCCATTCCACTTGGTAGGCAGAACCCTTAGGGCCTCCGCCACTAGTTCACCCTCAATAGTGACCCGAACCATACCGATACCTCCCTTGTTAGGTGGAGCTCATGCCCCACAACCTCAAACTAAGGCATAACCTTAGCGAACGCAAGCACCAAAACAAAACGTTACACAACCGCAACACACACGCACAACCACACAACAACCTACCCACAAGTAACATAGGCGAGGGCAACCGCTAACTACCGCAAGCACCGTGCTAGCAATAGTTAGCACCTCGCGTTGCCCACAAAGAGTGGCAGCCGGCCACCCTCCGTGATCGACCGCTCACCGTGACCACCCAACCACCCAACGCAAACCAAACACACGTACGCCAAACATCTGTTCGCCCCCACCACCAGCCGGCAGTCTGCCGAGGCACCGCGGGGGTATGGTTTGTATAAGGGTTTTTCTGTGTGGTCATTTTTGTGGGTTGCGGGCCGCGTGGTGTTGCGCGTGTGACCCAGGGAAGGGAGGCGGGGAGGGGGGGGTAGGGGTGGGGTGTGGTGTTTGGGGTTGCGGTGGGCTGGGGCTGTTAGGGGAGTTGTGGTTGTGCGTCGAGAGCAACCGAGCGTAGCGAGGGCGCTAGGACAACGAGCGTATGCGAGGCGTCAGGCTCTTGACCTTTTTAGCCCCCCCAAGTTCTGTTTTGCGCCTGAACCCGTCTGTCTTGATACCGAAAGAAGGCGTCAACGTTCGGTCCCCTTTTCAGGCCACTATCCCGTGCGATCTGTCGATGCTGCCCCAGTCCCGTTGATGTGGCTGGGAGGAATCTACTCGTTTAGGGTCCGTAAGTATTGAGTTGTTGCGCGTCTCCCGACGTGGCGGTTTGAGTGTAGCAGATGGTTGTTCGTTGTTGCGACTTAGGTGCCGGTCGCCGTCTAAGGAGGCCGCACCAACCCATAATGCGGAGGCGACGACCGGCGTGAGGTAGTGTAGCAGACAGTTTATGGTTGCTGGTCGTTCGGGGAGGCGGCAGATTCCGCCGCAGGATGTGGCACGCTATTGGCAGTCGCGTGCTGCGGGGATGTCGATGCAGGATGCGTCGAAGATTGCTGGCGTTCATGTGAATACGGCTTCGAAGTGGGAGGCGAAGAAGCGTAAAGCTCAGGCGGAGATCGCTTTGGCTGAGGTTGAGGTCGGTCAGGTTCGTAAGAAGCAGGGTGGGGTGCAGGCTGAGGCGTGGAAGGCTGCGATGGATGTGGCGGATTTGCCGCCTGTTATCCCCTATGAGCGTCTAAGTCCTGAGGCGAAGCGTGGTTGGGATGATTTCGATTTCTTTAGACGCCGATACTTAGGCAGGGTGCCGTCGCCGTGGCAGGTGGATGCGGCGTACAAGATTGTGCAGATGTTGGAGTCACCGGAGAAGGAGTTTATTGTCATCAACTGCCCCCCAGGTGCAGGGAAAAGTACGTTGTTTCACGATTTTGCGTGTTGGATGATTGTTAGGAACCGTAAGATTCGTGTGCTTATCGGTTCTGCTACGCAGACGTTGGCAAAAATGTACAGTCGGCGTATTAGGGAGACGTTGGAGAGGCCGTTTCCGTTGAATCCTGACCCTATTTTGATTGAGAAAGGGTTGGCGGTGAACGCCGAAGGCTGCCTGTCTATCGATTATGGGCGGTTCAAGCCGTCGTCGAGCGGTGCGTTGTGGCGTGCGGAGGAGTTCATCGTCGAACAAGAAGACCTCTCAGGCTTAGACAACAAGGAGCCGACAGTCAGTTCGTATGGGATTGATTCAGAGTTCATCGGACACCGTGCCGATCTCGCCTTGTTCGATGACGTGGCAACCCCAGAGAACGCCAAAGAGTCCGTCGCTAGAGACAAACTTTTGGAACGGTGGGATACCGTCGCGGAGGCACGCGTCGACCCAGGCGGCCTGCTCGCTGTAATCGGTCAGCGACTCGGACCAGGTGACCTGTATGCCCATTGTCTCTCCAAAGTGACCTACGAGGAAGACCCTGACGCGTACGACGGGTCCGATGTCACCGACGTTTCCGATGTCAAAGAACCAGAGAAGAAATCCAAGTACACGCATTTCATCTACAAGGCTTACTACGAAGAACTGGACACGGGTAGGGAATCTAGGAGAACTTCGGCGGCACCGTGGCCCAACGGACCGTTGTTGGACCCGTACAGGTTGTCGTGGAAAGACCTCTCGTATCTGAAACACTCAACCCCTGCCAAGTTCCAGGTGATTTATCAGCAAGAAGACATGGCGCAAGGCCAGTATCTGATTGAGCGTGTGTGGGCGACTGGCGGCATGGGCAACGACGGGGTGCTTTACCCTGGGTGTATTGACGGTGACCGAAAAGCCGGCTACATCCCAGGTGGTTTAGAACCGCCGATTATCTCGATAGCGAGCGTTGACCCTAGCCCGACGAACTTTTGGGCTGTGCAATGGTGGCTGTTCCAACCGAACACGAACCTGCGGTATCTGATTGACGTTGAGCGCACGAGGTTGACGGCTGAGGAACTATTGGGGTTTGATACCAGCTCTCGACAGTACGGCGGCGTGATGGAGGTTTGGCAGAACAGGTCGTTCGAGTTGGGGTACCCGATCTCCCATTGGATTGTTGAGGTGAACGCCGCGCAACGGTTCCTTCTCGCCCACGACTTCGTTCGCAAGTGGCAAGCCCTCCACGGGGTTCTCGTTGTTCCTCATACAACCTCCCGCAACAAACTAGACGAAAACTTGGGTGTGGAAGCGTTGCTGCCTCCGCTGTGGCGGGCAGGGCAGATACGGTTGCCGACGATGCGGGAGAACTGGAAGACGTTGGCTTTCATTGAGGAAATGTCCTCGTGGACTCGGAACAAGAAGAACGGTACGGACCTTGTGATGGCCCACTGGTTCGCAGAGTTGCACATGCCTCAGCTTGGTCCTGTGAAACGCCCACCGAAACTGTGGCGCCCCTCCTGGATTTGATGTGTTATCCTGAGAGACACTATGGCTAAGAAGCGCAATGAGGACAAAGACCTTCTCAACTATTTGAAGCAACAGCAAAAAGAAGCGCAACGCAATGTCACTATGACGCAAAAGGCTATGCGTAAAGGGCCAGCACCCGAAATGGGTTCTTGGAACCGAAATGAGTTGCAGGGAATGAACAAGTTTTACAAAGAACAACGAGCCGCACAATCTCAAGCCCAAAAACTTATTCGTGCGCAAACTGATGTTATGGCTGGTAGAACTGTGGAATCAGGTACGCGTTCAATGTTGCAAGGTCTTCGCACTTGGATTCGTGGCGGTGGCGGTAGCATCCTCCGCGGGCGCTAGGGGGCAGACCGTTGAGGTCGCTTGACGAAATCGTTGAACTGTACCACCAGCGGAGGCTTGCTGCTGGTCCTGTGCATGAGCAGATGCGTCGTGTCCGCGACCTCGCCAACGGCGATGTCGTGGTGCCGTTGAACGAGTTGGACCGCAACGCCAAAACCAACGTAGCCAACCTGCTCGTACAAGGTTTGGATCAGATGTCGATGCGCGTCTCCTCGACGATGCCGTCACCGTATTTCCCGCCAATCAAAGAAGGTTCCGAGAACGCCAAAAAGCACGCCCGAATGCGCAAAAAGGCGATGCTCGGCTTCTGGGATGAAAACAAGATGCAGATGAAACTGCGTC